GTCAGAGCTTTCTTGCGACGACACACGACAGCATTGTCGAATGATAAAATTGCAATTTTATAGAGCTGTTATATAAGACGAGTTTACAGTATCTCCGTCAACCACGAGTGGCTCGTGAGACACACTAACCATATGTCCATATCTTGCCATGTATAAAACGACTTTCATTCCTTCAAATCTCCATCCAAGAGACTGTTTATTACTATTACTCGGTGCTACGTGAACCAACTTATTTAAGTTAGAGTCAGATACGTCATAAGTCCTTGAGGTATTATCATACAGAGAGGTTGATGTGACATTACGTTCATGCAGATACCTGAACATCACGTTGTCAACCAGTACCAATAACGGTTGAATGATATCTTCTCTAAAGTCAAGAGCCAAGAGACAATCCCTCCACATACCTGAATCCACTTCACTCAAAACACTAAGAATGTCCATGCCACCAATATAGCTCGGATGCATATGAGGATACTTACGTAACAACCTATTAATCGGTTCTACAGATTCCGGTATTGATGTATTCCTTTCAGCTAAACCCACGATGGTATGTACGTTCTTAACTCCATCGTCAGCGGCTAAATAAGGTGATATATATTTAACACCATTGTACGACCGTATGAACCAACTTACATAATGATACTTTGGCTTGGAATACTTAGTCAACTTACCTCTTTGTATTATGTTAACCAGAGACATAGTATCGTTCATTATTTGTATTACAGGTTCTTTAACCGTATCCAGAACCATTTTAAGCAGTCGTACCTTACAATTCTCGGGGATTAGATTCTGCAGTTGACGTTTATTAGCTATACGAGTATCAAGACTAACATCATAGTTGTTCTTCCTCTTAAAGTGGTTTATCCAGAACTGGTTGACCAGATCATCAGTGGCTGAATTGGTCAAATCATCAATGAACTTCTTACCACCAGAATTATCTCGAAGTGTAGCATATAGATCATTCATTACGCTAAAATACTCACTATCAAATCTATGCATAAACCTGGCCATGCCTCTTATTTCTGGAGCTCCAACCAACATCTCAGGCCCACCTATAGCAAACAGATTTCCCAGAGTTGGAATGAATGTAACCCTACCTGACTTAAGTCCATCCATCAAACACATGTCATTAATCATCAAGTCCATTAACGGTTTGGCCTGTGCGAAGCGGATTAACATCGTCATGAATATGTCATAAATCGTATTGAGACGATCAGCGTAAGACATTGACCTGAAGCTATTCTTTTCCGAAGCGAAACTATCTAGGAAGACGTCTTGCATAATGAACCCTCGAGCAACAAATATCTTAATGTGTTCAGTGACACAGTTTCCAACTACAGTCCTTTTAGCTGACAATTCCATGTGGTTCTCTTGAGCTACATCACGAGCTACTTCAATTAATAATTTAGCAGTACTTGAATCTAAAGGTCGACCATCCTCGAGTGAGAATACAATATTCTTATCGTCACCGATTATATTCTCAGATTTGATTCTTATCTTACGTCTACTTAATTGATTAAATCTATTCAATACTTCGTCTGTATGACCTTTATTCGTAGCTGTGTTACGTAATTGGGTAGTTAACTCACCCGATTTGACCCCTGAAGCTTCAGCCACGATCCCTTTAGACTTATACTTCAGTGGTCTACGGTACGACTCGGACTGAATTATGAACTTGCTCTTTAACGACATAAGGTCTAACCGCCCTTTAACATCATTTACCTCGTCACCTGTGAATTTATCGGCGAAACGTCGTACTCCATCAGCGTGGGCGTCTGAAATACGACCATACTGACTAGAATCGAATTGGGCAAAATCAAAAGCCGCAGCGAAGTAACTCGGGTCATTAGTAGTAGCGCACATGAATGGGGCCATGACGTCATGTGGTAGGGCACCAGTATAAGTAGTACCAACTATACCTTCGAGAGTATTAGCTAGAACGTTCTTCGGTCTATTACTTAAGAGTCGAACAGCGGGTAGAACGGTGCACAGAGAATTAGCATATATCGAACCATAATTAGGAGTGATTATACGTTTAGCCCTAGTTCCTCTAACTAATCGAGAGCCTGCATTCACAACCTCATCCAATGCGTCAGCACTGAAGTTTAGAAAATTCTCAGGGTTAGTTATTATATTGGCGTTCTTACTCCGTAACTTGTGTGATATCCTCGTCAGAACCAACTTCTTAGAACCACTCGTACCAAAAACTGTCTTATCATCAACGTCTTCATCCGTCAAGAAGGGTGAGTAATACTTTACCGGGCCAGATATACTCTTAAACGTGTTAGTACTACTAGCTGAAGAAGTTCCTCCTTTGAACAGTATGTCCGGAGTAGCTGATATGTCCTTGATACCATCCTTTGCAAATCCTATGTTTATGTAATCGAACATATTATCAGCCACTCTAACGGCAAAACTGTCAGTAACAGCTTCACCCATGTCCGAAGTACCTTTAAACTGGTTGACTAAAGCAGTAGCAGCATGAGTACCTGTGTATCCACACATAGCTAATATCATACGGTTGACCTTACCCTTCAACATATTAGTTGGGTTGATGACGGCGGTCTGTAGATTGTACAATAAACGAGCGTTCTTGGGCATTCCCATTGTGCGTAAGCTCTCAACGACTTCTTTCGTGTTTTCGTTATCAACATAATTAAACCTATTTTGGGAATAGTCGACTGGAACAGGTTCTATACTCAGACTGAAGTTAGTTGATTCAATGTCAGAACGGCTCCATACTATACTAGGACCCACAGTTCTAGCAAATACGTGCTGATTAAGATCACCAAATGGTGACCTCAACATGTGTGACCGAAATATTGGATCCGGCATGATATAGAGAGCACCTTCAGTGAGACATTCAAATCCCTCTTCATCTAACCTTGAGAACTTCGAGCTACATCGTTGATGACTAAGGGCCACCTCGAACCGTTTATGAGCTATGAGCGAACTGGAACAGACCATATCTTTACCATTGAACCGGAAGAAATCACGCTTTCGTACGAAGTAATTCAACCACTGCTTGATTGCAATGTTTGTGAAATCAACCTCAGTAAGACAGTACTTTACTATATCACAAAACGCATACAAGGGAGCCTCGTCTGCGACCCGCCTCACCATCTCTTCCCTTAACTTGAATGTCTCACCACTAATCTCAACCTCTTCTGGTATAGTATCAATCAGCCAACATCTTATAACGTCAGGTTTCTCAATCCCAAGATCGTCTTTCAATAATACAAAGGTGTCGGCTTCAATTATAAACTTGAAACCTAGAAAGTCATTCTCAGGTCTGGGAAACTTGATGTTATTGATGAACCTACTGTCAAAAGAACACTCCTCAACATTACCGTTCAGATTTAGACCATCATTCAAAGCTTGATTTATTCGCAAGGCAAACGGATACCATGCTGGTGAGTACTCGACCAAAGCTTTAAGATCTGGATCTGTCAACAGTGATAGATTGTCCTCAGGACGTAGTTTTCGATTGATGAGCAGACCAAGCCATATTAACCTCTGCGTTGGTGTTCTGTGATAGATGTCAGTTAACCAGCCTGTTTCGTGGATGTCGAACTCATGTGTTGGATCGTTTACAATCAAGATTTGTCGTTTTCCTGGAAATAATTTATTTAGTTTGGATTTCTGTAATTCAACAACAGCTTTGTAATTTAGAAATTCAGTTTCCATATATTCTGCGAACTTGCCATCGTAATCCATTGTGTCCATAAGCAAAAAATAAC